CCATGAGCCGGTTGTACCAGCTTCAAATATTTTTGTTCCACGTGCCGCAATAACCTTTGAGTTAAACAGTGCCACCATAAGCACAGGCTCTGTAGATGCTGCTGTTTGTGGAACAATATTGCTATTCCATTTAGCGTATCCTGAAATGCGCCTGTAGCCACCACTAATGTCTGGCTCAAAGTTTTGCAGTTCAAGTGCCATCCCCGGTTGCATAGCAAACGTAGACTGGTCGAGGACTAGGCCACCCTGACAAGCAAACACAAAGGGGCTAAGTTGTGCTTCATCAGCCATGTGTTATGCTCCTGATGGGAAAATGGATACGCCGTACCTTTGTGAGTGCGGAAGATATGTTGACCGCACATAACTAAAATCTCTGTTAATAAACAGACTTTGCATATGCTTAATGCCTTCTTCAAACCGGGCAAAGTTGATACCGTATTGTTGTGCCTCACCCCGATACTGATAGCCATAAGCTGTTGCACCATCTACAATTACCTGACGAAACTGTTCAGGAATTGTCGGGACATCTGTAGCGGCAGACAAGGCAGTCGGCTTTACATATGCATCATACTTTAATTCATATGCTTTGTCAGGATACGGAAACAGTCCGTAATTATTATCTGGTGTTCTGAATACGTAGATAGGCACACCTCCCACATCAGACGTGCTTTCTTGGTCAATGTACTTATCCACGTACTCTTTATATTCCATGACGCGTAGGCTTACACCTGCGGTGCCAAGACTGTCATCTTTACTTATGCGGAATGTTTCATAGTCCACATTATAAATAGTGGCACCTATTGTATAACGTGTGGTGCCAGCTACGAGAGTTTCGGTTTGTAGACCGTGACTAAATGACCACCCGAACTCACGTTGAAAAATATAGTTGATGGCGTCATTCACAGCATTTTTACACTGCGTCTGAAATCCACGAGATGTAGTAAAGTTAGAACTCGTCAATGCAACTTCATTGAAACGGGCCAATACTTCATTCGTGATGTCAAGGTATGTGTACGCCATCTGAAATCCTTAAAAGTTAGGAGGGCGACTTCTGCCGCCCCCCATATTACTTAGGCTTGGTCGCGGGAAACTTCAGCAGCTTCCATTTCACCAAGTGCGCTTACATCCATCATCACGGCGTAGACGCGAATCTCGCCAGCAGTGAAAGATGCACCGTCACCAGCAAGGGTCAGGTCCAGAGTGTCTGCCGTAGCAAGAACTACATCTGCAGAGACAGTAACGCTGGGTGCGTAAGCATTATCAGCGGCACCGTCAATGTCGAATGCGGTTACATACTCGTCAGCATCTGCATCCGTACCAAGGGTAGCGGTTGCGTTAGTACCAGTATTCATGGTAGCAGAAGAAGTTACCTGAAAACCAGCAGCAAGAATCTTGGTGTTCGCAGGAACAGTGATACACTGTACTACGTCACCCGGAGCAATGCTGTTGGCAGTAAGGTCAACGACCTGCTCAACCATGTACGGATTGCGTCCACGCTGGGAGTTACCCATAGCAGGAGCAAGAGTAGCAGTAATTGTAGCCATTATCTAATCTCCCTTAGCGGACGTTGTAGATGGCGTTAACAAGTGCTTCAGGGCGAAGAATCTTGCGGCCATACAGGTGCATACCACGCACGATGTCAGCAAAGCTGTCAGGGTCGCGGTAGGTTTCGGTCTTGTTAATCTGCTCCGCAGTTGCAACAGCAGACGAGTGACCAGCAACAATCACACCGTAGTTAGTGGCGTTGGACGCTGCTTCAGTAGCAGGACCAGAGCCGACAGACGGCAGGTTGTTGGAGACGTAGATGGTGAAGCCATGAATGGTACCAGCCATCTGACCATTCTGCAGACCTGAACCACCGAAGTCGGCGTTGAACAGACGAGAGTCCTCATCCTTCAAGAGTTCTGCAAAAACAGGGTCAACGACCAGCCAACGGCCAGTGCTATCTACGTTTTGCTGGTCCAGCTTACGGCCCATACGAGCGATAAGCGAAAGCGGGTTAGCTTCACCAGCAGTTGACGGAGCAGCAGTTGCGCCACCAACACGCGGGATGAGAGCAATCGACTGACCGCCAGTACCGGCGTTAAAGTCGCTGCCATCCAGCTTCATGCTTGCAAGCAGTTCGTCCGAACCGGCAGTCGAAACAGCCTTGGAGCCGTTTACAACGTCGTTTGCGGTATCTGCGTTTGAGTGCAGAGCAGACTGCTTGAAGCCCGACAGGTAGCCAAGAACGTCTTGGTCAAACTGGTCGGCAAGGCGGTAAGCCGCACGGTCAGAGGCGAGGCTCTGGAAGTTAACGTGCGAATGTGCCTCTTCAATGTCATCAACCTTGAACGCAAAGTAGTTAGCTTTGTCGATGGTCAGGTTGAAGTCTTCGTCGTCAAGGTCTTGCGGCGTGATAGTCGTACCACGTGCGTAAGCCTTCACAGTGATTTCGGGTTCCTTAATAATCTTAACGGAATCACCCATCTGAGCAATCTCACCAAAGTAGTCGTTGTTGGTGATTGCCTCACAAACAGCGGCCTTGCGGAAAGCAAGCTGCACCTGTTTGGAGTAAATGACGGGAGAAAAATTACCGTTAGGGAGATTACCATAACCCGCAGCGGTTGCGAATGCCATGTTACTTTCTCCTATTAGCATTTTACAGATGCAAACTCACCAGACTAATCAGAGGCTGATTCACTTGGGTGCGTCGTGTATTTAGTTGGCCGACCAAATACTTAACGGGCCATGCTCGTCAGGTAATCCGTAAGACATAGGTTGTGTTTGCTAGTTGATGTAAGCAGGTAGCGAACCCACTTACACCTTTGATGACTATAGTTATACACAAAGATAACTACTTGTCAACACTTTTTTATCTGGCTGAACCAGATACATCATAGAGAAACTTACCACTACGGATAGCTTCCATGATTTCGTCAGAACGTGTTTCGTACTCTTGCGGTGACATTTTCTGTACTTCCGACTCTTTCAAGTATGAAGACGCTTCTGTTTCTTGCGGCTTACTGCGACTATTTTTTGTGGACACAGACTTGGCCGCGTCTTTGTCTGACTTAGGCTTCTTTTTGCCAATACCCATATCAGCTTTGTAGAGGTCAATCGCCCTAGCAGCAGAACGTGCGTCGTTGTCATTATCGTACAATGCATCTTGCACCCACTTAGGTTGTTGCTCTGCCCAGTCATGAAACTCGTCGCTATCACGAATATCATCAAAGTCAGGATGCAGTCGCATCAATTCTGCTTCGGCTTTTTCTTTTGTTGCAGATGATTGCATTTCATCAATTACTTTGATACGCTCCTCAAGAGCGGTAGACTGCTCCCGTGCCTTCTTCATTGCAATTGTTTCAACGATAGCTGCAACATCCGGATATTCTTTTGCCCATGTTTCAATATCCTCATCAGACTTGGGCAGTTTCATTTCTTTTTTAGTTGCAGCAGAAAGTTGTGCTTTTAGTTCTGCAAGTTCTGTTTTAAACTCTTCTGCTTGTTTTTGTTGATGCCTACGTAGATCAGAGTAACGCTTCTTAAATGTTTTCTCTTCTGCACCTGTAGGCTCTTCTTCTTCTGGTTCAGCAGTTTCTTCTACTTCACCCTTTTGTTCTTTGAGCATCTGCTCAAGTTCTTCTTCTTCCATCTTGCGTTTTTCTTCGTTAGTATATTTACGATTTGCAAACGCAACTTTCTTTGGTGACTGCATTTCTTCAGCCATAATTTCGGCTTCTGCCATTTTACTTCTCCTAGTTGGGGCCAACCGTAGCCACGTCGGGTGGGGGATTAGGTAGCCAACATATGGGACTATTTTTTAGAAGCTAGTCCACCTCGCTTCATCTTTTTCTTAGGTTTAGGTTTTGGTTTAGAAGCTAAACCACCTTCATTAAAGTAGCTATCGTAGTCAGCATAAGCTGCACTATCGTCATTATAATCAAAATCTCCAGCACCTGCTGCTGCCTCTTCCGCTGAAGGACCGGGTTCACTAAAGTCACGGCTAGAACTAGAAGGTGTAGCCCCACTTTCTCCGGGGTCATCTTCTTGTATTCTAAATGATGGAGGTGCTGGGGTAGTGCCAGACGTGCTGGCTGTGCGCGGTCCTGCTTCAAACGGATTGATAATCTGTCCTTTTGAGTTGATGTTACCCTTATCAATTTGTTCTTCAACGTGTTCACGATAGTTTTTAATGACCTCTTGAATTTTAGGATCATCATCACCTAAACCTAACTTGTCCATGATGCTGTCTCCCCGGCTCATCATAGTCAGGTTTTTAATTACTTCTTCTGCGTTTACACGTGCCTTTCCGCCACCTTTAAATTTATTAAGAATGTTTTGCGCACTTTTTGAATTAGCACCCTTTTCCTCAATAACAGTTTTTAGTTGATTATACTCCGTTCCATTCAAAATAAAAATATCATCTTCATTTTGGAACCGGACAGTTATTTCTGGGCCTAAGTCCTTACCACCCAAAGTACGACCCATCACTTGCCCAATAGTGCCTTTTAAACCGCCGGGACCATCAAATGAAACGCCATAAGTAGTGCCAGCTACTCCAAGCCTTCCTCCACCGGGGCCAAATTTAGCCTCTTCCTCTGCTCGTTGTCGTTCACCGCTATCGTCTTCTTCAGTGACACGGGTTGTTTGTGTAGTCACTTGATCTGTTACAGGTTTAGCTGTTTCTGGTTTAACATATTCAGAACTAGGCACGAAGCCCGGTGGGATAGGAACAGTAGGCTGACCATTGATAAATGTAAAGACGCGCTTCTCACCAGTCTCAGAGTTAATATACTCACGACTTTCCATGCTCTGTTCAGTAAACTTTCCAAACTCAGGCATTTGCATAGGTGGTTGTGCCATTGGCACTGCAGCCTGTTGTGGCGGAACGTAAGCACCCGGTGCTTGTGTAGTTGGATATGAAGGCATCGGAGCCGGGGTGTAGCCACCCACACCTTGCGGCATTTGCGGAGGCTGATAGTTAGAAATACCAGTAAAGTTTTGTTGCTGCTGCACTCCCGGTACAAAACCACCAGTATTATACTCAAGATCATCTTCCATGTCAAGGTCAGAAAGATCAAACGGAATGTCATCTGGCATAATGGCTTGATCACTGTTGCCCATCTGTCCCATATCTTCCATCGTCTTGAGACCCATCTTAGCTTCTTGGCGCATCTGCATTAGTTTCTCAAGACCAATGTAACGCACTACGTCAGCAGGGAATACAAATTCTCCTTCACTTAGTTGTGCAGGAATATCATCACGCACTTCTTCTTGCATAGAGCCAAATGGTACATCATTGCCTGACACTGGATCAACTGTACCACCTTCATCTTTAAGACCGCCGTCTTCAAATAGTTCCATTTGTTTAGCCATGCCGCCCTCATCAAAATGCCGCAAGATAGGTACATACGGCTTAATCTTGTCATAGGTAGACCGCGTATCCATGTCTGGGCCTTCACCTGTATCTTCTATAGTTTCTGGTTGATCAATGTATTGTTCTACATTTTTCGGTCCAGAAGTGGTCCTAGTATCCATTGCTGCACCTTGTAATGCTTCTGGGACAATAGGTTGTAATTCACTAAAAGTATTTGTAGCCGAAGACCTACGACGATCTGAGTGCATGATACCGGGAAATTCAAATCTGTCAGTGATAGCATCTGCAATATCTGTAGGACTTGTGCTTGTTTCTAAGTAGGCTTTCAATGTACTCGCATTTGTAGCCCCCAGATTTTCGGCATACTTCCGAAACGGACTTTGTGTATCCGAACCAGAAATAACCATATCTAAAAAATAATCTAGCTGAGACTCTGCACTGTCTTCTTTATTTGTTTGTTCCAGATATTGTTTATACCAAGTTTCATGTCCTGCTTTGCGGCCCGGATCATCAAACTGAAATAAACCATAGCCACCGCTTTCTTTAATATCTGGACTACGAGGATCACCTGTCCGTGTTTGGCGTTGTTGATAGTCAAACGATCCACCTGTCTCGACATCAATGTTACCAACAATGCCAGCAATTGCAGCATTGCTAAGACCGCGTTTTTTCAAGTGATTAATTACGCGCTGTCTGTTATCCCTAAACTCTTGCCGACCTTCTTCTTTCATCGCAGAAATTTCATCTGCGCTAGGCTTGCTTTCAGGTCGAGGCATATTACGCATACGCTCTTCATCTGCCGCAGCTATAAGTCTTGCCATTTGTTCTTTGGATGGTTTAGGAGTTGGACGTTCCATTCACTTCTTCCCTGAGATATTTTAACTTTCTTAATGTGGCAATAGCACCCTGTGAACGATGTATTACTACATTGTGGTCTGCTTGCTCTAATGCCTTCTGCTGTTGCGTGATTATATAATCAATGTAATCACTGAACGCTTGCCACTGGCGGCTGTTGTTGACCCACGGCTTGAGTTTGCTGAGTATTTGCTGCTTGTCCATTTGCGCTAAATCCTTGTTCGCCCGGAACAGGTGCTTGTCCTACACCGATGTTTCCACCACCTGCTCCGCTTGTGTCCATTGCGTCTGCCCCCGCAGGTGCGTCTTGTCCCTCTTGCATAGGTGCTTGGAACTCCTTCATCATTTCTGCTTGAAGGGCAGCTTCGCTCATATTGTTGGTAACTTTGTCGGGGTCGAGGTCGAGAGACTTTGCAATCTCACGGATTACGTATTGGAACTTAGCAAACGGTGCAAGGACCGGATTGCTTGCAATATTAAGGAATTGCATAAGACGTTGGCTACGAACTTCATTTGCCATCAGACTTTCTGTGCCACGTGCTTTGACCTCAAGATCACCTTTGATAGCGGAGTCAAAGTCAAACTGCATATTAAATCTAAAGAAACCCTCACCAAGCGGACGTAGAAGATAATCGTCCACATTCTTGATTACAGTTTTGATGCTACCACTAGCAGCACCCATCAACATGGATATGCCTGATGCTGTACGTCCAACTCCAGTAATGCCGGTCTGACCATGCGCAAACGAAGGCAGTCCCGTGCTTTCATCCGCAAGCTGCCGTGCTTTGTCAAACAACATCATATTCTCAGACGAGACGTTTGGAAACTTTGTACCAAAGATAGCCTGACCCGGTGCGCCACCTTGGCGGCGGAACACCTTGCCCGGATACAGCGATAGGTCTTGTCCCGGCACCAAATTAGTTTCATCTACTTCTACAATCAGATTGCCTGACAACACAGCATTGTCCACAGCCATACGCATGAAACCATTCATCAATGTCTGTGTATCATCCATATTTTCTGCAATGCCCACGCCAAAGAAGCTATATGGGTTCAGTTCATACGGCGCAGCTACGTACGGAATCTTAGCTGGCTTGAATGGGTTAAGGACCATGCGGATAAGTTTGCCATTACAAATCCATACATTTGCTTGTAGTTCATCAAAGTCGGTAAGTTCGTCAGGAATACTAACGCCATTTTCTTCCAGCATCTCTGTATCGCACATGCCCCAATATTCCAGAACTTCAAATCTGTCAATACCGTGTTCAGGGGCATAATCGGAAAGATCATCTTCCCAATACTTTTTATCATAGTTTTCGCCAAACGTAATTACTTCATCAATAACTTGACTACGGAAGTATGGACGTTTCTTGAGATTACGAAGCTGGGACCGCGACATCTTGTGGCGTTCAATAACAAACTGTGCTTCATCAATATTATTCGCATCTGGATCAGGATAGAAGTTCCACACGGATACATGGTTGACCTGCGGAACAGTCTTGAACATTGGATCGTATTCACCACCTTCATTCCAATTGGCATACTCTTTGTCCGTAGCAAATGGACCTTTCATAATACCTGTGCCAAAGAGGGCCATCTCAAATGCACTGCTGCGCAGATTTTTGTTGGCACCAGACTCCTCAAGCTGATCGTGGATTTTCTTTTCCATTTTTTTAGCTGCAATCATAGCCGGACTAAAGTCAATGGCAGTAGGCGTTTTGCCCGGACCCTCTTTCAGCTTATCTTCTACCGGCTCCAGCTTCTCACCCAGCGGCCCAAGTTTTTCTATTAACGTCTTGGCTGTCGCACCCGGCGGAAGGTCTTGCCCATCTCCGGGGAAACCATACGGGCTGGAAAGTGCAGTCTCTCCGCGCAGTTGCTCTGGTTCTTGCGGATCAAAGTGTACGTCTGCTACGACACCTTCAGGAAGTTCTGTAGGTTCGATAGAGAGAGGAAACTTATTGTTGGCAAACAATACATCGACAATCTGACCGTATGCTGCCAGAGTTTTAGTTTTAGTAACCTTGATAAAGACGCGAGATTTTTCTGCCTCTGTAAACTGCACATCAGGACCGTACAATCCACGATAGTTGCGATACGCACGGAGCCACCGCTCTTCATCTTGATAGCGATAATCTTCTGCGCGTTTGTACCGCTCCATTACAAATGGAATGATGTTTGATACGTCTGCATCTTGCACAACAGTATCATCCGTATCCTCCAACGCAATGGCGTCGTCTTCAATCATAATTTCATCGTCTGCCATAGTTTTTCCTTAGTATCCAAAGGTAGAGTCTGCTACCGGCATACCTGTCGATGGTCGGCCATGCGGGTCGTAGTCGAAAATAGAAAACCGGGGTCTGGACATAATCCCGTACCGTAACGCGTCATAAAGATGGTCTTCAGACTTTGTGTCAACGTCTTCTGGATTTTTCTTGTCTAGAGGGATGGCCGGTAACTGTGATATTGTCTCTGTGCAGCTATTAAAAAATACAAGTCTTGGTTCCTCTGTAAACTCATCTACTTGTAAACGCCTATGTATTTCGTTCTTGCCAGCTACCCGACTACCACGACTTCTATCTGATGGACGCCACCGACATCCCTTGCTAATCATTTGCTCCGCAAGAGAAGGGCCAGTATCACCACGCCTGTGCCACAGACTGCTATCCAGAACACCGTACTTAATATTACCATCTTCGGCTTCCAAATCCAGTATCATATCGGCCAAGTCTGTCGCCAACACCTTACTAACGTATAGTTCTCTGTAGACGACCAACTGTTCATCAGGTGCAACAGCAAACCAAAGAACACCAGAATAACTGCCGTAACCATAGTCACATGCACGAAACTTGACCCAGTTGCTAGGGATACGGTAAGGCTCCACAACATGCACATCCCGATTAAACTCAGTAAACGCTGCACCTTCTTTGATGTCCCAATCGCCTTCAAGAAGCTGACGCCTTTGCTGCTCTGGAAGCGAAAGGAGCATGGCTTCATAGTCTCCCGCTTCAGAAAGGTATGGGTTATCAGAAAGTCTTGCTGGGATGAACCTGCGTTTGAATAGAGACTTTCCAGCTTTGCTATGTCCTGCGGGGTACTTGAGAACTTCTCCTGTTTCAATGTCGGTTGCATCAAAAGACCTGTTGTATGGTGCAGGGTCAATGAACATCTTCTTGACCCATTGATGTCCCCGTCCTCCGGGGTTGGTAGTGCCTCGCATAAAGATAGGCAAGTCAGGTGCAGTGGACCGTAGACGACTTCGCATGTAGTTCCATGCATATGGTGTGGCCCATTGTGTCAGTTCGTCAAAGCCTATCCAGCTAAAAGCTAGACCCTGATAACGCAAGACATCCTCATCTCTATCCAGATAGGACATCCACAATCTCGCGCCAGATGGCGCAGTCCACTGCATCTTCCGTTCTGACCACTTGATACCGGGCCAGATTTTTGGGTACAACTCTTGAGACTTAAATATAAGTTCTCTCAGTTCTTCAGTTGTGTGGCGAAGAAGTAGTCCACTAAATTGTGAATGGCCCATATAGCGTAAAGGGTCTGCCAGCATAGCGTAAGACTTGCCACCACCAGCAGAACCGCCATAAAGAACTTCTCGTTCACTAGCAGCTAGAAACTCTGTCTGTGGGCCGGGGTTAGGCTTAAACAATACATTAGCATGTTCCTCGACATTGGATGTTTCATATGAAACGTCTTCAATCTGCGGCTGCTGCTTTTGCGCCTGTTCTTGCTTCTTCGATGGCTTTCGCTTTGGCGATTGCCGTTTCCGCATACTCTGCCCACTTGCGGAGGCTTTTAGCTTTGTCCTTACGCTGTCGCTCATTCGCTAACCGTTTCCTTAATCCTACGTGTGAAATGTATCTGCCACTGTTTGCACTTAACCAATTTGCAACCTCACGATATGAGTATTGGTTTATGTGCTTACGGGCCTTTTCTAACAAGTCCAGTTCAACTGGAATAGGGTCAAGAATGTCGGGGTCTTCTTCATTCTGTTTGTAACCAAAGGGTATGGTACGTGCAATACGTGGTATCTGCACCCATTCGTTTTCTTCTTTAATGTCTGTGGGCTGTGGCAGTTTCCACTTGCCTATGCTTTTACTCATCGTCCTCTACAGGTGCTTTAGGTGGCATAAGCATGACTCCACCGCTTGCTTCTACTTGCATCTTCTCTGTCTTTACAAGACCTACACGGTCAAGCAGTTCTTTGGCTGCACCCATCTTGTCACGAATACCAAGTTCAGTTGGATCGTATAGTGCGCCGGTCATAGCCATTGCAGCCTTTGGTGCATTCTGCGCCATGTACATCTGCGTGGCCTCAAGGATTTCTTCCTTCAGCC